TAAATGCTGAAACCCTTGATTGCAAAAGTGATTTAAAGCTTTAATTTAATGTAACAGACTGAAAGGCCCGTTTCTAGCCTGATTTAATTAATTGATTTAAACATTGTTTAATTAAAAAGCCAAAAATGATTAATGACTTGCACTGAGAGCTTGTGATTAATGCCTAAAACAACTGATTCAACTTTAAACCCCTTATTAGTTAAAATATCTTTAAAATGCCTTAAAGTCGCTCCAGAAGTGAGAATATCATCAACTAAAAGCAATTTATTTTTTAAATTAGAATAATTAATTTGATATGTCGCTCTGTGAGAGTCATCAATTTTTGATTTGTGATTGTATTTTCTGGGAGCAACCTCAATTAATCGTTCAATTGTCAATCCAAATAGCTTTTGTAGTGAGTTTAATTCTGTCAAGTGCGATGGAATACAAACTATTTGTTCACAGTCTAAAAAAGCTTTCGCCATGTTTATTAAATTAAAAACTTTTTGCTTGTTTTTTGGAAAATATTTTTTAAAATCGTAAACAAACTTAGCGTTTTTGATTGTTTTCTCGTCAGAGGTGGCATTTGGATTAATATTTTGCCCAAACATGCTTGCGTATTCAAAAAAAGCGTAGCAGTCTTTCTCTTTGCAAAATAAAAGAGGTATTTTCTTTAATTCTAGCTCTAAAAGCTTTTCTTCAAAGATATTTAAACAATCAATATTAAATGCGTGATTTTCAATTTTTTGGGCTTTGCTGATGAAGGTACAAATAGCTTTTTCAGTGTAGGAATCAATGTCAGAAATGGTCATTTTCAGGTCTGGATTGCTTTTTAAGCTGACAAGCGAGCCGATTTTAAACATTCAAAAATTTTAACCCAAAAAAATAAATTAATAAAAATAAATTAATTGAAAAAAAGCTTGCAAAAAATCAAAGCATGGGCATATAATAATTAAGTAATCAAAAAAAAGGAATTAAATAAATGAAAACTTTAACCGAAACAGAAGCAAAAATTTTATTAAATCACATTGTAGATAATGGATTTGACTATTTTGCAAAAATGGAAAATACTAAATTAAATACAGATTATAAATATTATGTGCGTATTAATAATATTGAAGAAATTACTGACATAGAAGGCACTGATATTAATTATGATAATGATTTTAGGCGATATGACTCTTCCGATAAAACAGTAGAATTTAAAGATTTTCAATGGTACGATGTCGAAATTGGGCATATTTTAAAACATTCATCAGATGATATTTCTGGCTGGTGGGTATTGGAAACAGAAAAACCATTTAAAACTGATTTAGAACTCGCACAGGCTATTTATAGCGATGCTGTAAAAAATGATGAGTCTACTGCTGAATATTACGATGAGCTATTTGAAAAGGAATTAGTTTAATGATTGAAAAATCTGAAAACAGGGGCGGTAAACGCCCTAATGCTGGTCGGAAAAACTTAAGCTTAGAAGAAAAAAAACAGACTAAAGTTTTATTCAGAAGAGTTCCAATTGAGCTATTTGAAGAAATCCAAAAACTAGTTGATTCTTTTCTTGAACTTTCAAAAAAAATAAAAAAATAAATTAATTGAAAAAATGATTGCAAAAAATCAAAAATGGGCATATAATAATTAAGTAATCAAAAACAAGGAATTAAATAAATGAAAATCCAAGCGAAAGCAATGAAAACAGCACATTCAATTAAAACTCAATTTAACAATTTTTCTGAAGCTTTAAAAATGGCTTGGAAAATGGTTAAGGGCTTAGTTCAAGAAGTTGTAAAAACAGTCAAAGAAGCTACTAAAGAGCAGGTTTCCAGCTTTTGGGACTTGTACAAAAATTATCAAAACAAGTCAAATTCTGACAAAAAAGTAAGAGCGGGCGAGGAATTAATCGACTTTGCAAAAGATTTAGGCAATGTTGATTTTGGTAAATACAATGATGTTTTTAAAAAATGGCAAAATGCCAGCGTAAAAACTAACTCTTTTAATAAAAAATTATGGGTAGTTTTTAATTAAATAAAATATTAATAATTACTTAATTATTTAAAAAAGAATGTTAAGAGTGTTTAAGTATTTTTTGATTAAATGTTAAATTTTTCTTAACAGCTGTTAAGTTAGTGTTAAGTGTTAAAAATCTTCAAATAAAGCTTCTAATAAGTATTTCAAGATTTTCTCAGGCACAAACTTAACAGCAAACTTAACACTTTTTAACAGTAAACTTAACAATGTCGAGAATTAGTAAAGATGAAATTATTGATTATGCAAAGCACTTATTTTTTGAAAATAAAAGTTTTAGGCAAATATCTGAATTAATTGAAACAAGATTTAAAGAAAAATATAGTCATGTCTCAATAAAAAATTGGTCGTTGAAATGTGGTTGGCAAGCAACTAAAAATTTAGCAATTGCGAAAGGCGTTTATGTCGCAAAAAAACAAAATGAAAATAATGAAAATTCTAATCAAATACCTCTTTCGTCTATTGGTGCTGATGAGAAGCTAGAAGAGAAAATCGCAAAAGACCTAAAAAAACAATATGAAGAATCCAAAGAAATTCGCTCAATTGGCTTAAATTTGGCTCGTATTCAAGCTTTAGAAATTAAGATTGGAAAAGAAAAAGGAAGTTGGAATAAAGATTTTGATTTTAAAAGGTTATCTAGTGCTTTGCAAGCTTTTAAAGCTGGTTCTGAGGATATGCGTAAAATCGAAGAGTTAGCTGATAGAGCTAATAATTTTGACCCAACCAAGCTTTCTGACGAAGAGCTAGAAAGAATAATCAATGGCTAAAGTTTTTAAAACTAAAACTGAAATTACAAAAGTTGAGCTTGAATTGCGTCGCAGAAGAATCGAACGAGAACTTAATAAAAAACATTTTGATTTATTTGATTTGACTCAACAAACTCACTCAAACTATCAAGTCGGCTGGTTTAATAAGCTTCTTTGCGAAACATTAGAAAAATTTATAAAAGATATTGAAAATAAAAAATCACCTCGATTAATTATTAATTGCCCGCCTAGAAGCGGTAAAAGCGTTATTGTTTCTGAAAAATTACCAGTTAGAATCTTAAGCACTCATCCTGGTTGGAATATTATCGTTGCTTCGCATACCTCTTCATTAGCTGAAAAATTTAGTCGCAGAGCTAGAGATACGGTTCGAGATGATTTTATTAGAGAAAATGCTCCTCAATTAAGGCTATCAAAAGACAGAACTGGAGTAGAAGAATGGGAAACAAGTTTAAGGGGCGGATATAAGGCAGTGGGAATTTTAGGCTCAATTACTGGCTCTGGTTCGCATTGTATGATTATTGATGACCCAGTCAAAGATTACGAAGAAGCTTATTCAAAAACAATTAGGGACAAAATATATGAAACATATCGATCTGTAATTGAGACAAGGTTGTCTCCTGGTGGTGGTATTTTATTGACTCAAACTCGTTGGCATGAGGACGACTTGACTGGCAGATTATTGAGAGAAGAGCCAGAAAATTGGCAAGTATTCAGCTATCCCGCCATTGCAGAGGAAGATGAGGAGTTTAGAAAAAAAGGGGAAGCTTTACACCCAGAGCGATATTCAGTAGAATTTTTTGAAAAATTAAAAGTACGAGGTGGCTGGACATGGAATGCACTTTATCAGCAAAGACCAGTATCAGCCGAAGGAGCTATGTTAAAACGGCATTGGTGGAAATTCTATGATTATTTAACCGATGACTTTATTGACTCATTTGATGAGCGTATTCAAAGTTGGGACTTAACTTTTAAAGATTCAAAAAATAGTGATTATGTTGTGGGTCAGGCTTGGGGTCGTAAAGCTGAAAATGCTTATTTACTCGACCAAGTTCGAGCACAAATGAATTTTCCTGACACCTTGCAAGCAATTATTTCTTTCTCTGCCAAAAATCCTAAGTCAAAAACTATTTTGATTGAAGAAAAAGCTAATGGCGCGGCTATTATTTCTGTCATTAAAAGTAAATTGCCTAATCATTCAATTATTGCGATAAATCCAGATTCGTCAAAAGAAGCTCGTGTTGCTGGTGTATCTCCAAAAGTCGAAAGTGGAAATGTCTTTTTGCCAAAATATGCAAGTTTTACAAATGACTTTATTGATGAGTGTGCAAGCTTTCCAAAAAGTGCTAATGATGATCAAGTAGATGCAATGTCTCAAAGTCTATCTCGTTTATTTATAAATAAAATTAATTTTTTTGGATTATCTGATAATGATAGTGATGAATATGATTAAAAAATTAAACTATAATGAAAGAGTGTTAAGAATGTTAAATTATGATTTTAAGAGAAGATAATAGAGTTTTCATTGATAGTTTTGTGAGCCGTGCTGGGCAAGTGCAAAAACCGCAAAATGATATTCAAAACCTAAGTTCAGCAGTTACAATTTTGCGAGAACCTGAAGCCGTCGTCAATAGTTATTCTGTTGATTTCGCTGTTAATCAAGCTTATATTAATCATTTAGTTTTTAGATGCGTAAATTTTATTGCTCAAAGCGTTACTAGTGCTTATTTTGAAATTCAAAACGCAAAAGGTGAGCCTCAAGACAAGCACCCATTAATAGCTTTGCTTAATACTCCAAACCCAGAAATTTCACCAGGCCAGTTTTGGCAATTGCTTTGGAAACAATATGAACTTTGCGGAAATTCTTATTTATTAAAAGCAAAAATTGGGAATCAAACAAAAGAATTATGGCCACTATTCCCCGATAAAATGTCAGTCGTTGGATTTAAAGGCGTAGGCAAGCTAATTGACCATTATTTATTTGAGAACGGTGGAAAGAAAACTCAATATTTATCAGAACAAGTTATTCACCACAAAAACCCAAACCCAGCCAATTTGCTTGAAGGTTTAGGCCCCGTCAAAGGTTTAATGAAGCATATTAGTTTAAATCTAGCTCAGGACTCATGGAATTTAGACAGTTTGAATAATCAAATGATTCCCGCTTTACTTTTACTTTATGGCAAAGATATAGGACCAGATGAGTTAAAGCGAGAAAGAGAGTATTTGAGAACTAAATATGCAAGCAAAAAAAATAATGGTAAGCCTTTGGCTTTGCAAGGCGTAGATGAAATAAAATCTTTTTCTCGGAATGCTGTTGAAATGGATTATCAGGCGGGCAAAAAGACAATTAGAGAAGAGATTTGCAATGCATTTGGAGTTAATCCTATTCTTGTCGGCTATGGCGAAAATGCAAGCTTAAATAATGTTCGAGAGTTTGAAAAAGTGTGCTGGAATCATACTTTATTGCCTAAACTAACACAGTTTGCTGGGACATTGACTTGGGGATTTAGAGACGAATTAGGTGAAGGTAATTATATTACTTTTAATACTAAGCATATTCAAGCTCTGCAAGCTGACTTTAGCGAAGTTGTAAGCCAAGCTTCACAATTAGCATTACTCGGTGTGGATATTGAAGAAGTTAATCGTCGCTTAGACATGGGCTTAAACTTAAACAATATAAATAATAATAATGCCGAAGCAAAGCAGTAAAGCCAATCAGGAATGGCGTAAAATCGAATTGGAAAGGCAAAAATTCGATAAGAAAATTAAAAAGAAAATTTCAAATCTCTTTTCAGAAGAGGAGAATAAACTTATTGAATCAATTAAACTAAATGGCATTGATTCAGTTTTTGATGTTTTAAATAAAAATAATGAAACTTGGGAAACCGCTTATAAACAGCTTTACAAAGAAGTAATACCAGCTTTTGTAAAATTGCAATTATTAAGTCCAATCGACAATGCACAGTTTGACAATTTTTTAGACATAGCCACAAATACTTTCATAAGCCAGAATGTCGGTCGCAAAATAACTTTTGTAAGCAATACGACAAAATATAAAGTTTCTAAAATTGTAGAGAAAGCCAAAGCGGAAGCCTTAACTATAGCCGAAACTCAAGATATTATATATAATTTTGATGACTTTAAATTATTAGAAGAACAGCTTGTAATCGAAGGTGTCAAAGATACTTATCAGTCTTTTAGTGCGTCAAGAGCTTTAATGATTGCAAGAACAGAAGTTGGTTCAGCTTCTTCTTATGGGCAGTTTGAAGGTGGAAGACTTTCCGGAGCGAGTAAAAAAATTTGGAATACTGCCAAAGACCCAGAGGTTAGACCATCACATCAATCTTTGAGCGGGCAGGAAGTAGATTTAAATAGTAAATTTTCAAATGGTTTAATGTATCCTCTGGACCCGTTCGGAAGCGGAAAAGAGATTATAAATTGTAGATGTAGTTTAAGTTTTAGGTGATTATTTTTTAGTTTTCTTTTCAGTTGATTCAGTATTTTCTTTCTTTAATTCTTCAATCTGAGCGGTCAAATCATTAACTTTAGCTACTAATTCCGCTATTGCTTTTTCTGATTCAGCTTTTAAAGTTTCCAATTCTTTATTTAAATTTTCAATTTCTGAATTTTTGCTTTCAATTTCTTCTTTAAATAGAGAAGTTAAATCTGTTTCTTCAACATTGTTCTGTTCTTTAGCCAATTCAGTTTTTACTAAATTAATTTCAAATTTTGCCAAATCTAAATAATGTTTTTGAGTTTCACCAGAGGCTCTTTTCCAGCTTTGTTCATTGTGTCCAAAAAGTTTTTGAGCTATTTTTTTTTCTATTTCTGGATGCATAATTGAAAATTGAATGTTAAGAATGTTTATTAATATTATAATATTGAATATATGAACAATGTTTTTAAATTAGCTGTACCTTTTGAAATTAGATCAACACCAGAAGAAGATAAGGGCGTTGTTGAAGGTTATGCGTCTGTTTTTTCGGCAAAAGATAGTTATGGCTCTTTTTTTGACAAAGGTTGTTTTCAAAAAGCTATTAATGAAAATAGTAT